AAAATTTCACCAACCCAATTCCACAGGCCGTTCCAAATTTCGACTACCCAATTTGAAAATCCGCCCATTACGCCCATGAACCAGGAGACAAAACCGTCCCAAATTTCCTTGAGCCAATTTCCGAGTCCGCCGAAAATTTCGCCCACCCACGCCACCATGGGGCCCCAATTTTCGGTTACCCATTTAGTGACCATGTCCCAATTTGCCACCAGCCAAATTAGGGCGGCAATTAGGGCCATAATCCCAATGACTATCCACGTAACCGGGTTGGCCAGGAGGGGGGCCACCACGGCCCACGCGGACACCGCCCACGCCAGGAACGCCGCCACCAGGGTGGTGCCGATGACCACGGCCAGGGCACCAAGGACCCACTGGTTTTTGTTCACAAAGTCCAGGACTTGGGTAAGCACGGGCATAGCCGTTTCGGCCAAGGACATGAACGTGGTTTCCACGGTCCGTTGCAACGTCTTAAGGGATGACCCCGGACCGGAATTTAGGGTGTCCCCGAATTTGGACGCGGCCCCGGCGGTGGAGTCGAATTTATCCCCCATTGGGTCAATCATGCCCAAAAAGTTGGGGATTTGGTCCGTGCCCAAATCCTCCAGCGGGGTGCCGAAAAGGGACAGGGCAAGGGCGGACTGTTCCGCCGGGTCCTTGACCCCTTGGAGGGCGTGGACAATTTCGCCCATGGCGGCGTTTGCCGCCGGCCCGCCCTTAAGAATTTCGTTGGTCATTTTTTGGCTGTTGAGCCCCAACGAATCGTAAGCGGTGGTGGTGGACTTGGACATATCCGTGGACCGGATGGTGAATTCTTTTAGGGCGTCGCCCATTTTGTCCATGCCAATTGCACCGTTATTACCCGCCGCCACAATCATGCCCATGGCGGTTTCCCCGTCGATGCCCAAGCCGGCAAAGTGCTTGGAATATTCGTCCATGATGGGGAACACCTCACCGCGGAGGCTTGCCGGTAGCTTTTGCATGGACGCCGTGATGAGGTCCATTGCTTGGGTGCCATTCTTGGCAAGCCCGTTAGTCATGAGCACGCCGGCGGTGGTGGCCGATTCGGACACGTCCACGTCAAAGGCACTGGCCAGGTTCAACGCGGATTGGGTAATGGACTGTATGTCCGCCTCCGAAGCGTCCGACATACCCCCCATGGAGGACATGACGGACCCCACCGCGGTGGACACGTCCTCCATGGAGTCACCAAAGGCCCCGGCGTAGACCTTGCCGGTGACCGCGCCGGCCTTGGCGGTTTGCTCCGGGGTTAGGGCCAGTTGGGCCCCAAGCTTGGCGGACAGGTCCGCCTTTTCCATGGCCCCGCCGAACGCCTCCGCAACGCCCACCCCAAGGCCCACGCCGGCGGCAAGGCCCCCAAGCTTGGCCACCCCGCCGAAGCTGTCCCCAAAACCCTTGCCGGCCTTTTTGCCGGCCTCCCGGCCCCCGCTTTCGGCGTCCGGGACCAATTCCTTTTGGATTTTCTCCCGGCCACCCTCAAAGGACGGGACTATGGAGACATAAGCCGCCGCCAGTTCAACCGCGTTGCCACCCTTGCCGGCCATTAGTTGCCCCCATTCCACCAGGTATCGAAGTCCTTAACCGGGATAGGTTCGGACCCATATTTCGTTGATTCGGATTTCCGGCCAGGCCGCGGGATGGGCTTGGGCTTGGGCGCGTTTTTCTTGCCGGCACGTTGCCAGTTGCCGCCGGCCAGGAGGTCCACGGCATGGGCCACCAGGTCCGCCACGACGGCCCCGGAGGCCCACGCGGCTAGTTCCGGCTGGAGCTCCCGGATTAGGGCCGATGAGGGGCCGGACCGGTGGACGATGACGTAGAGGTCCCGCCAGGACAGGGCCAGGGTGCCCAAGTCGTCCAGGCTGTACCCAAGGGCCAATAGGTCATATTCGATAGCCTCGCCATGGTCCGCTAGGAGACAGGCAAGGCCCGCGATTCCCCCACGGAAATGCGGCTGGCCTCCTGCCATGCCTTGAGCAATGCGGCCATTTGCTCATCGTCTAGGAGGTCCGTTAGGCCGGGGCTGTACTTTTCCAGCATTTCCAATTGCATGTTGCCAAGGGCCCGGAGGTCCTCCACGTCCGGGTCCTCGCCGGCCTTTTGGGCGGCTTGGATGGGCCGGGCCAGGGACTCTAGCTTGGTCCGGAACCCCAAGGGCGTGTATTGCATGAGTGGGAGGGACCGGTTTTTACGCTCCCCCGGCACCTTGAATTCAAAGACGTTTTGCTTGAGTGAGGCCCGGGACGCCGGGATTTCATAGACCATGCTGGTTAGGCCCTTTCGGATGCTGGGAGGGGCGTTAAAGGGTGGTGGACCGGACCCACGCCCCGGGGTCCGGTCCACCTGTTCGAACGGCCTATGCCGCGGTGTAGCTGTACGCCGTGGAGTTGCCGGTGGCGTTGGTGACCACCACGTCCGCCGCGCCGGATACGCCGGCAGGGACCACGGCCACGATGGTTTCCGAGTCCACTACCGTGAATTCCGGAACGGCCACGCCGTCCATGGTCACGGCGGTGGCACCGGTAAACCGGGTGCCCTTGATCGTGACCAGGTCACCGGGGGCCGCGGGGTCCGGGTTGCCGGCCACGGACGAAACCACCGGAACGCCGGCGGTGAGGACCTGGCCGTCATCCAAATAGACGTAGACGTTGACGCCGTTTGCATCGGGGTACGTGGCCAGGGTGACCGGCCAAGTGATTGCCCCGGACTTGACGAACGAAACCTCCCCGGTTTCGGACACCTGGCCGTCCGGCACCACGATAAGGACCCGGGCGTCCCCGTCCTTGATTTTGAAAACCCAAGGCTTGCGGGGCATTTCCGTGGCCCGGAGCAAAGCGGTAATCCGCTTGCCCTCCGTGGCCGTTGCGGCCTCCACCGTGACGTTATCGTCCCCAAGGTAGTTCTTGAGGGACTGTTCGTTTGTCTCCAGGTGGGCCCATGCCAGCTTGGCGGAAAATTCGGTCAACAGTTCCCGGACCACGGACCCGGACCAATCCTTGACCTGTTCGGTTGAGCGGTCCGGGGTGAGGGTTAGGCCGTCCTCCGAAATGTAGCCCGAATCATCGAACGCGGGGTCAATGGTGGAGTCCAGGCCGGACGGGAGCGGGGTTCCCCGCGGCGCGGAGAGAATGGGCCCGGTGGTCAACTGGTCCGGGGCCCCGGTGAGAACATTCGAAGCGGTAACGCTCATGATGGTTTGCCCCTTTCAAGGCGTGAGGAACTACGCCCGGACGATTTGTCCGCGCATGGACACCGCGAAAGTTGCGGAGTATCGGGCCCGGGAGGTGACCGGGTCCGGGTCTTTGTAGGGGAGGGACAGGGGGCGAACACTGTTGCAAACGGTTTCGCCCATATAGCCCAAGCGTTCCGCGGCCCGGATGAGGCCGGCGGACCGCCGGGCAATATCGGAGGCCCGGACGTCATCCCCCGGGTCACGTCCCCACGCCGTAATGGTTAGCTGGAGGTCATCCACGGCCACGTCCCGGGGAACGCCCCCGGTTAGCCGGACCGTGACGGCCTCCGCCGGCGGTTCATAGTCCCGGGCCGCGGCGTCCAGGGCCCCAAGGACCACCACGTCCTCAAACCCTGGTTGCTGGCCTAAGAGGTTCCGCAAGTACAGGATGAGGACCGTTTCCCCGTCCGCCGGCTCCACGATTTCATCCACGGCCCGCCCCTATCGCCCGGGTTAGGACTTTGTCCGTGGCCTCCCGTTTGGCGGCGTCCCATGTCTCCGTGGCCACGGTGGCCCTAACGCGGTTGGCACCCGTGTGGACCTCCACGCCGAACCCCTCCCCGGCGGTGGTGGCCATGGCGTTGGCCCGCCGGGAGACGTCCGCCCGGGCCGCGCCGGACCGGAGGATTTGACGAAAGCCGGCGGTTTTGAAAACCAGCTTTGTGACCTTGCCGCCTAAGTTGGTTGGCATCGGGCCTACCCTTTCCAGTCGATGAGCATGACCAACACGTGGTCCAGGGTCCCGGTGGGCGAACGGTGCCGGGCGGGTTCGCCGTCCACGGCGTACCGCCGGCCCTCCCACTCCACGGCGTCCGTGGCCTGTACGTCCGTCCCGGGCGGGGCGAACCAGGACCACCGGACGGCCACCGCCCCAACCCGGTTGTCCAACACCTCTTGGGAGGCACCGGGCTGGAGCAGGGACCCCGGGATGGGGACCCGTTCCGCGCCGTCCCCGTAGTCCGGACGCCGGGTTCCCCGGGAGTCCGTTATCCACTTGGGCCGAATCAAAACGGGAGTGTCATTAGCGAAAGACGGGAGCATGGCCGGCCTCCTAAATCTTGAAAGCCGCCAGGACGTCAAGGTCCCGCTGGAGTAGTGAGAGCCCGCCGGACACCCCGGGGGCGGTGGTGGCCCAAGCCACGGACATGGTCCCGGCCTGTTCCCGGGTGGCTCCCATCGGGGACGCCAGGGCGTTGGCGGTTACCTGTTTGACGATTTGGGCCACGTCCGGGACGTCCGCCAGGTCATA